GAAAAACGAATGTTTAAGACTACTTGGAATTGGAAAAAATAGCAGAAAAGTTAGTAAAAAAGAAAGCAGTGATGAAGCAATTAGAGATGGTCTTATTGACGAGATGCTTTATGTTCAGTCTGATATGCACTCTTTGGCTAAGGCGATGGATCACTTTGCAGATGTTGATGAGAGTATGAAAGAGAGAGCGAGACAGCTAATGGCAGCTAGCGATATTTTGGAGCAGTGGGCTTCTGAGTTTGAAGAAAACAGCAAGAGCAATGAAGATGTAATTAATAAAAAACTTTCTGCAGCTGCAAAAGTTGGGTTCTCCCCTTTATAAAAAGGTAGATTGTGATGACTAGAGAAGAAGCAAAAAACGAGCTTGAAAAGTATGTTATTTCTTCTATTTCAAGCAAAGAAATACAACATATAAACATCAATGTTGCTAAAAGAGTTATTGACGAATTGTTTAGCGGCTTAGAAAAAGAAAAAGAGTAGGAGAAAAAATAATGTTTAAAAAAGTAACAGAAGATGCAATATTACCTACACGAGGAAGCAAATATGCTGCGTGTGTTGATGTATATGCGAATGAAGATGTAGTTATTGAAGCTGGAGAGACTCAGGTTGTTGGGCTTGGAATAGCGATTGATCTCGAAATATTAGATGGTCGTCTTTTTATTGCAGATATGTATATGAATGCTAAAAATCATAGAGAAATGGAGAATATTTTTGAAGAATTTTTAAAATCACACTACCTACAACTATCACTAAGAAGTTCACTAGGTAAAAAAGGCTTAATTCTACCTAACGGTGTCGGAGTTATTGATCTTGATTATAGAGACGAAATTAAGATGGTTATTCATAATCCAGTGGATATTGTAACTGTGTATTCATTGCAAGAAAATAGCAACCCAAGTTTTATTGAAATCAAAAAAGGCGACAAAATAGGACAAATAACACTACTAGAACACAAGTCATATCTCTTTGGTATTGATACAGATGAAGAGCGTGTCGGTGGGTTTGGTAGTACTGGAGCATAAAAATGCAAGGCATAATTAAGTATGTATCAACATCCACACTCTCAGAATATTACGAAGTATCAAAAGAGTTCTTTTTGCGAAGAAAAGAGAGTGGAGAGTTTGAGAAGAACATACACTACATTCAACAAGGTAATACTCTACGATGGGATTTTGAGAAGATAAAGCTTTGGTGGTTTGGTAACGACATCCCTAAAAATTCAGTAGAGAGTATTCTCAATAAAGTAATTCCAAATTAGAAAAAAGGTAATATCATGAAGTCACTTGCGGTCGCCAAAGGTAAAAAACAGATGGCGAACATATACACACAAGGTAGTAAATTATACCTGAATTATCGGGTAGGCGGTAAGCGTGTACGAAAAGCAACAGGGCTTGATGATACGCAAGAAAATAGAAAAATACTCGAAAAAGAAGTTATACCGGCTTTGACGATGAAGATAAAGCTCGGTGATTTTGTGAAGCCAGAAAAGAAACTATTTTCACACTACTTTACAAGCTTCTTGGTTGAGCATGAGAATGACAAAAGCTATCATAACCAAATCTACATCTATAAAAAAGTAAATGAAGCATTTGGAAAATATGATGTGAGATCCATAACAAGAAAGATGGTTAAAGACTATCTTGGAGCAATGGATAGACGAAACTCTACAAAGAGAGATTATTTATTGTGCATCAAAGGTGTTCTTGATATTGCGCTTGATGATGATGCCGTAGATAAAAATGTAGCTGCAGGTATTGTTTTCAAAAGAGAGGAGAAACATCCGGTAACTCCATTTGATGAAAACGAAGTATGTTTGATACTTAACAAAGCTGATAGAATGTTTCGAAACTTTCTTGGTATAGCTTTTTATACAGGCATGAGAAGTGGAGAGATACTCGGTCTTATGCACTCAGACATACAGGAAAATAAAATATCTGTAAAGCGGTCAATATCAAAAGGGAGAATTACAACTCCAAAGACTATTGGAAGCATAAGAGATATTCCTATGTTTGAAGATGCAAGACCATTTATAGAGGATCAGATAAAACTTAGTGAGTCTCTTTATCTGTTTGACTACAACAAAAAACATCTTGTTGGTGTTGATTTTTTTAAGAGAAGATGGAAAAAGCTACTAGGTGAGTGTGGAATTGAGTATAGAAAACTATACAGCACAAGACACACTTTTATAACAGCGATGCTAAATAGTGGTAAATTTAAAATTATGGAGATTGCTGCAATAGTTGGTCACACTTCACCGCAAATGATTATGACTAATTATGCAGGATTTATAAATGAAGAGCATCTCAAAATAGATACAACTTTCAACCTATTTGGTCATAGTATGGACATAATGGAAAAAGTTGAAAAATCTAAAACAAGCTAGAAAGCCCTATAATAAGTGGTGGGTCCTCCGTGACTCGAACACGGGACCGCTCGGTTATGAGCCGAGATTATACCCCAAACAATAGGAGTTTTGAATAAATTTATGACCGCAAGTGACAACTATCGTGGTCATAGTTTGGACATTGTTTTACTTAAAAAATTCCTTCTAAAAATAACATAATATTATTACACTCATATTTCATAGATGTGTATAATTATTGCTAAATATCCTTTAAGTAACCATATTTTATATTAGTTATTGCATTTACTCATCTTCACAACAAGCCTTGTTGCCCTACTTCCTACTTGTCTATACCATAGACTATCTACCATCTCTTTTGCAGCAGTTCTGTAATCTTTAACCTCCAAAGCTTTCAACATTCTTTTAAACTTTAATAGTCGTGGAACTCCTAAATTATATGCCATATTTAGTATTACTTCTTTTGCACACTCCGATAAATCTTCAAAAAAATAAATATTCTTTTTAACTTCCATAAGTGTATCATTAAATCTTTTTTCTAGCAGTAGCTCAGCTTCAATCTCATCAATCGGGAGCTTTGTTCCATAACCAATAGTAGGAATACCAAGACTATCATTATATGGATGTGCTACAAAATCCTCATCTTTTTTAAGCTCATTGAGTACATTGTTATACATCACGCCACTACCTTTGTATCTACTTTATTCTTTTTATCAAAACTTCTCATAGCTCCTACACCCAAAATAGATAAAAGCAGCCCTAAGATATCTCCGCTACCCATGTCTGGAAACTTTGGAATTTCAGGAACAGTTGCAATAATCTCAGGGTGATAAGTCAAGTAAACTGTATAGCACCATACTAAAGTCATAACTATTGCCTTTGGAACATACATAAAAAACAAAGTAATAACTCCTACCCATCCTACAGCAGGTCTCCACCCTGCTACAAACAAACTTGGATGCTTTGCTTCTTCTTCGTTGATTTTCATCTGCCCTTGCATCAATTTAGAGTGCAGCTGCTCTAGCTGTAAATCAAGTTTTGCAAGTTCTGTAGGGTCTTTTATTTTCTCACCTGTAATTGCTTCTCTTGCTCTTGTTAAAATATTTCCAATATCAGACAAGCTAAAATCAATGATACCCATAGTTACCCTCCAAAACTAAGTAGATGCAGCTTAGATAAAAACTCAATCACAAGTGCTGCACCTATTGCCATATAGATAACTCGCTCAATCTTTTTAAGTCTTGCATCAATAGATCCGTATTTCTCCATCTCATTTTTATCATGGAGTATAAAATTATCTTTGTGCATCTTCATAGTCTCATCAATCTGCGCAAGCTTGTCGTAAATATTGTTATCTACCATTTCCATTCTAACAATAGAGTTTTTCATCTCATAAAACTCATCTTTTACCTTTTCAAGGCTTGCTATTTTTGCCTCGATAACCACAATTCTGTCTTCCATATACAATCCAATAATATTTTTCACTATTGTATTTAACGACACTCAATCAAAGCAATACTATTTTAATCATTGTTCTCTTTGCGTGCTTGACTTCTTGAGTAGCTTAATGAGTTAAGACCGATATTTTTCAATATCTCTTGCGTTGGTGTTCTAGGCTCTATAACTTTATTTCTTCTTCTATTTTTCTTACTTCTTGCTAAACTCTCTATTAAGTTCCAACCACTATAAGCTTGAGCAGGTAGCGGCACATAGCTTTGTGTTAGGTACTTCGCATAGTCATATGCTTTTTGCCCTGCACCTTTGTTTTTATATGTAACAGGTCGCCCATAATATGGGTTAATCATTCCTGCTTTGCTTGGTGCAGTTAGTATATTTACTACTGCATTTGTTGTTGGTCCACTTATATTAGATACAAAAAAGTTTATAGGATCAGTTAGCTCAATGTATGGTATCCATCTATCAGTCTTTAAAGTATGTATAGTGTCTCCACTTCTTCCTATTCCAAACCTACGCCCTTTGAAGTCTTCTGGCTTGTTTCCGCCATAGAAAGGAATATTATCAAGCGGTGTAACTGCTCCACCGGTAAGTACATATTCAAGTCCTGCTAGTGTTCCCATCGCTAAAGATGCTTTTTTCGCTCCTTGACTTGTTTTAAGAAGTTTCCAAATAGCAGGCATAGTGTAATAACTCCAAGAGATAAAAGGGCTTATTCCTGTATCTCTTAATGCTCTATACCCTTTAGGCATAGGCTTAGAATAGTCCGGCATTATTGTTAAAACTGCTTTTCTTGCTTCATCTGCACTCATTCCTACTTTTTCTCTTAAATGAGCATACATTGCAATTTTATTTATAGCATCTTCTCCATGATACATATCCTCACTAAACTTGTCTATCTTTCCAAGTACACCCTTTTTATCAATCTTTTGCTGTCCTGCAAGTATGTCGTTTAACTGACTTCTTCCAAGTAGCCCACCATCTTTAGCCTCTAAGAAGTACTTTAAATCTTCTCCCATATCTTCAAGCTCTTTTAACTCTGCTTTTGTTGCCTGTCCTAGCATCTTTTTCTGCATCAGTTTTTCAAGTCTGTTTCCTTCATACATCATTTTTCCTGCACGACCTATTGATGTAACAATTTCATCAGCCCTCATACCTGCTAAGTGCATTAAAAATTGATTACTCATAAAGTTATTAAGATGTGATGGAACATTCCAAACAGTTTTTGACTTTTTCCAAAGAGATAAATAGTTTTTCCATATTCGAGCAATAGCTCCATCGCTACCATAAAAAGTATTAAATATCTCATCATTTCTAGCACTTATATCATCAAACACATCTTTTCGTATATGTTTTCCTGCTAGCACTCCATATTTAGGGCTGTTAGGAGCTTTTACAAAACCTGCTGCGCTTATCTCATCATCACTAAACTTCTCAGCATCTTTGAGTATCACTTCATCAATCTTCGATACATCTTCTAAAAACTTTGCATTATCTGCCATTCTTTTTAGCCTCATAAGAGTCTCAGGAATTGTAATTGCACCATCTCTTATCTCATTCATAGCATCACGCTCTGCTCTGGTCCAGTCTCTTCTTAACTCATACTTTCCGTTTGCAAGTTTTGTTAATCTCTGCCCACCATCTCTAAGAGGCTTTTGTGTACTTGCTATGAACTTAGGATCAACAAGCAACTTTTTAGCTTCTTTTTCACTTATTTCTTGTATATTACCTCGTTTATGTATATCATCAATTTTAAAACCTCTTTTCATAAGATTTTTTACATCTTTAAAAAAGTGTTGCTCATAATTTCTATGTATGTAGTACCCTGCCCACTCATCATATTGTTCCTGTGTTAATACACCCTTTGAAACTAAATCCTTACTTAAATTATCAATATCTTGTTTAAGCTTGTCCGCAAGTGGTTTTAAAGTTGGATTTATATCATTTGTCTCTCCGGCTATGTAGTCATGTAAAGAAACTCTATCAGCTTCATTTAGCTCTTTCAATGCTCTATGTAGCCTCTCAAGCTTAACACTCATACCATTTGTTGAAGCAGTTGCACTCTCTCTTATATCATGGTACTTTGCACCAAGTGTATCTGTAAACCATCTTTTTAATGTACTCGCAGCATCACCCCACTCTTTTTGAGCCTCTTTGCTTACTATTTTAGATAAATGAGCATATCCTTTTTTCTTTGCTTCTTGTATCTTACTTTCAAATTCTTTTTTATTTTCACTCATATTTTTAAAAAGATCTTCATTTGCATTATTAAATCGCATTACTGCATCTTCCTGTGCAATATCTTCACTGCTGTATGGTGCTATCTTCTCTCTTTGCTCTGGTGTATAGTCTGCCCTTGCTTGAATATCTCTTGCTTCTATCTCTCCTGCAAGGTTTTGATACATCTTAAAAGCTTCCTCTTTGCCGCCATCTTTATATTTGCTTTCAAGCTCACTAAGCTGCTTTAGCTTTTTATCTCTTATGAAATCATCTGGCTCAAACTCTAACTCATATTTTAAAAGATTTATCTTTTTCTTGAAGTTATTATAAAACTCTTGTGCTGATCCTCCACGCGCAAAACCTTCCTCTTTTTGAATAGAGTGTTGAAGCTCATGCAGTAGAGTAGATTTAAAGTCGTCTTTTGTTTTAAAGTCTTTAATGCCTATCTCTATGCCATCTCGTGAAAAACTTGATCCACTACCATTATGAAACTTAACACTTATATCTTTCAACTCTGGGTAATTATCAAACAGCTCTTTATGGTCTAGTATATTTTCAAGCTTTGTTCCATCTTTAGTATTTACATATCTAGCTAAATTTTTTAACTTAGCTTTACTATCATCAATCTCAAAACGCTCTAAAGTATCATATTTCCCGTCAAATGTTTTACCGGCTCTTTTTGCTGCATCAAAACCTTTAGCCTTGCTGCCTGCAAATAGACCTGCTTTAAAACCATCTTTTCCTGCTTCGTCTTCAAAGAGTTTAGGTGCTGCTTTTTTTAGTGCGTTTATTCCTGCTGCTCCTATTCCTGCACCTATTAAAATATCTATAATGTCTGTTTTACCATCTCCATTATAATCTCTTTGATTTATGGCAGTATCACTTCCACCTGCAAAAGAACCTGCCATTGTGTGCGTAGGATTTACAAATAAAATACCCTCTTTTTCTGCAACTTTTGCTATCTTTTCAGCCCTTGCACCATCTATTTTAGGATTATATTTTGATACTTTTAAGCCCTTTTTCTTTAGTAATTCTATAGTTTCTTTGCTAGTACCATTTGGAACTAAAGCTACTTTGAACTCTCCTAAATCAACCTTTCTAAGTATTTTTGTTTCAAAATATTCTGTAGGCATCTCTTTCAAAGCTATCTTTAGATTTTCAATATCATCTTTTATTGATTTAGGTAGATCTTCAATTCCATATTCATGTAAAACCTTATCAAGTGGTTTATCTGCTATTTCTGAGAGAACACCATTAAATTCATCACTACCAAAGCTGCTATTTCCTATATGATTATCAAACTCATCTGCTACTCTAAAATACTCATCTTCGATCTCTTTCTTTATCGCTTCAAATTCATCTTTAGAAACAAGTTTGTCTTTTGCTTTTTGGATTTGTGCAAGTGTTTTAAATTGTGGAGTATGCAAGGCTCGTATGCTTCCTGTTCCATAGTTAAACCCTTCTCCACCTCTTAGATTTTTTTTGAGTTTCTTAACTACATTGTCGATAGTGTGGTCTATCCATTTTTGTCTGCCATTTCTATCTGTACCATCATAAATCTTTTCTTCTGCTCCGTGTTGCTTATAGTAGCTATTTACATAATCTTTAAACTCTTTGCTATGTTTCTTGTTTATTATATTAGATACATTTGATCGTGTTTCATAAAAATCTGCTGATTTACCTTTTTTCATTTTTCTTATTGTATCTTTCATTATTTGAGCATAATTTTTTGCAACTCTTTGTATTTGTGTTTCGCTCCAATCGTTTATATCATCACCTATTTTATTTCTCAAAAACTCTTTAACTTTTAAGATAAATTTATCATCGTTCACATAATCTCTATTTAATTTTCCATCATCATAAAAAGACTTAAATGTTTTTGCAATTTCTATATTTTCTTTTTTAGGAGTATCATATTTCAATACTTTATCTTTTGAATAACCTTTGCTTTCAAGGAATTTCATTTTTAAGCCTAAATCATCTGCTAAATTTTCAGGATCTACATAGCTACTATTTCCTACTAATTTATGATACTTGTTTAAATCATCTTCAATGTTTCTAATTGCTTTATGCGATAATTGTTTTTTTACTTGCGGGTATCGTGGACTGTAAATATCTGCACCATAAGTTTTAGTATCTCTTTTTGGTGTTATCATCTCTTTATCACCTAAAAGTGTAATATCTCCAAAACCATCAAGCGGAGTATCTTTTTTAGTAATTGCGATACTTGGTACTGCTAAACCTCCATGCTTATCGGCAAACTTTACATTATCCTCAGTTAGGTTGTGTTGGGCTATTAGATTTTTTTCTTCTTTTTGTGGTATAATTTTACTGTTTGAAGAGGAGTTATCAGTAATAAGGGAAATTTCATACCCTTTCTTCTCTTTGTCTTCGACAATCTTAGAGGTAGGGTGGGATTTTGTCGCCCCATTCGTTG